AGAGCAAGGACTAATTTTTCACTTTCAATAACACTTTCCAGTCACCAAAGACTGTTTTTCAAACAAAGGAGTCACTAAAATGGAAGAGAACAAGATGCTAACCGAACAGGCTATCCGTAAGTGGAAGCCCGTTCTGGATCACGCCGATATGGCACCAATCACTGATCCGCACCGTCGTGCGGTAACTGCCACCCTCCTAGAGAATCAGGAGAAGGCAGTTCGTCAGCAGATGCTAGCCGAAAACGGCAACCAAGTTGGAGGCGGTATGTCTCCAGTTGTTGGTAGCGAAGGCAACATCAAGGGCTACGATCCAATTCTAATCCAGTTGGTTCGTCGTGCCATGCCAAACCTGATGGCTTACGATATCTGCGGCGTACAGGCAATGTCGGCTCCCACTGGGCTGATCTTTGCGATGCGTAGCAGGTACCGTGCCAACGGTGCTGCTGCTGGTACTCTTGGTGAAGAAGCACTCTTCAACGAGGCTGATGCTGCATTCTCGGGTGGTCGTACTGCTGCTGCATGGAGCGGTCACACTGGTGGTGCGCTGGAGCGTGGTGCAACTGGTCAACTAGGCGGCAACTTTGGATTTGTTGATCCTTTCATAAACAATCCTGGAGTAAGTGATCCTACTTCGCTCACTGGTATGACACAAGGTCTTGGACTTGCCACTAGCGTTGCTGAAGGTCTAACCATGAACGAAATGGGCTTCAGCATTGAGCGTGTTGCAGTACAGGCTAACACTCGTGCTCTCGCTGCTTCTTACAGCGTAGAACTCGCTCAAGACCTCAAGGCTGTTCACGGTCTTGACGCTGAAACCGAACTCGCTAACATTCTCAGCACAGAAATTCTTGCTGAAATCAACCGCGAGGTGGTTCGCAACATCTATCGTACCGCTAAACTCGGTGCACAGCAGAGCGATCTATATTACAAGACGATTGCTGGTGGTTTGTCTTCTGGAACTGTCAGTGGTGTTGGCGGCATTTACGATCTGATTCAGGACTCTGACGGTCGTTGGAGTGCTGAGAAGTTCCGTGGACTCATGTTCCAAATTGAGCGTGAGTGCAACAAGATCGCCAAGGATACCCGTCGTGGCAAGGGCAACTTCATCATCTGCTCTGCGGATGTTGCAAGTGCTCTCGCAATGGGCGGCTTCCTGAACATCAGCCCCGCTCTGAATGTCAGCCTTGATGTTGATGACACTGGCAACACCTTTGCTGGTACACTCAACGGCAAGATCAAGGTTTACATTGATCCTTACATTGATACCACTGCTGCTGCTGCAAACTTTGTCTGTGTAGGTTACAAGGGCACCAGCCCATACGACGCTGGTATCTTCTACTGCCCGTATGTACCGCTACAGATGATGCGTGCAGTTGATACCGGCACCTTCCAGCCCAAGATCGCGTTCAAGACCCGCTACGGCATGGTTGCGAACCCGTTCGCTGAAGGCACCGCTCAGGGTGCTGGAATGCTCAAGCAACGGAGCAACCTCTATTACCGCATCTTCCGCGTAGACAACCTACACGGCGTTGCATCGTAATAGTTGACGCACTAAACCGAAGACTGGGGGGAGAGGGAAACCTCTCCCCCTTTTCTTTTGGTGTCTAAATACTTGTACATGAGCAAAGGCGAACCGTTCAATCTTTCAGAAATTGAGGCAGGGATTCTGTCCCGTTATCCTCAATACATGAATCCGCTGCTGCCCACCTACTATCGGTTCAGTATTGCCAAACTGCCAAAGGTTTCGTATTTCTGCCAAAGCGTGTCGCTGCCAACCGTGACCATGAGCGAAGTCATAATGCCCACTCCGTTTCAGCAGATTTCTCGTCCGTCCAAACTAGATTTTGACGAACTGAATCTAGGATTCGTGATTGACGAAAACTTGGGCAACTACCTTGAAATATTTAATTGGCTACGCTCCATGACCAATGTGGAAGATTATCAAGAATTCAAGCCGTCCAATACTCATGTAACCACAGCCAACCTTGTGATCCTGAACTCGTCCAAGAATCCTAAACTGAATGTGACCTTTCACGATATTTACCCACGCATACTGTCATCGGTTGACTTTAGTTCAACGGTGATTGACCCCGAGCCGTTTATTGCAAACTGTACTTTCAAGTATCGCAGTTTTGATATACAGGTTCTCTAATATTTTAGACAAACATTCGGTCTTGACATCCATTGAATCGCGTGTATACTCCTCCGATGGAGATTTGTTTATGACCCTAGACGATATTCGCAAAGAGTTGGAGCGGGACACCCGTATTGATGACGCGGCTCTTGATGCCGAGTCGCTACGCATTCCCCAACTCCACAACAAGTACCTGAACTTCCTGATGGAAGAGCGGTTGTGCTTGGCTCGCTACGAGAACGATGTGGCAGTGACTCTGCGTGACAAGTGGGAGTACTACACAGGCAAGATGAGCGAAGAAGAACTACAGAAGCGTGGGTGGGAGCCGTTTGCACTCAAGATTCTCCGCAACGATTTGGACATGTATCTCAACGCTGATCCTGATATTGTGAAGACGCGGCAGAAGGTGTACTATCAGAAAGAGAAGATTGGACTGCTTGAAGAGATTGTCAAGGAGTTGAACAATCGCCACTGGAAGATTCGTAATGCAATTGAGTGGAGAAAATTCGTCAATGGACAGTAATCTGCTGCGTGAAGACATGCAAAACTGGTGGATTGACCGTATGTACCTGCAAGATGTGTGGGGTGTTGCTGCCAAGCATTCGGCTGATCCACGCACTCAAGTGGGTGCTGCTCTTGTTCTTCCGGGTGGTGCGGGCGTTGTTTTGGCTTCGTGGAACAAGGTTCCACAACGGGTTCGGCTAACAGGCGACAATCTAGCAATAGAATCTAAAAACTTCTGCACAGAACACGCCGAGCGTTCAGTCATTTTCAAAGCCCTGCAAAACAAGTTGCCCACCGATGGACTCCACCTGTACTGCACATGGGCAGCGTGTGCAGAATGCTCTCGTGCTATTGTGGAGTTTGGTATACGACGAGTTGTAACCCTACGCAGACTGGTTGAACGAACTGATCCTAAATGGGAACCGTCTGTTCGTGCGGGGCTGCAAATGATGCGTGACTCGGGCATAGACCTTGTGGGGTGGAGTGGTGATCTAGGCAGCAAAGAAAGCATCCGCTTTAGCGGAGAAACACTAACAGCAGAAGTATTGAAATAATGGTTGATCTTGATGTGAGTACGGTTGATTCGGTATGGCTTCGCGTTCAATGCGAGCGTGGTGTTGCCAAAGAGTTGGCAGACTATTTCACATTCAAGGTTCCCGGCTACAAGTTCATGCCTGCGTATCGCAGCAAGATGTGGAACGGCGAGATACGCCTGTATAACATCCACACGCAGCAGATATACGGTGGGCTTGCAGCGTATATTGAAAAGTTTGCAGCAGAGCGTGGGTATTCAGTTACTATGCCCATGACCAATCAGGTGAAAACTACCCCTGACGCGGTAAGGAAGTTTGTAGAGGACTTCTTACAGGTGTGTGTGAACGGCAAGAAGGCTGCTGCACACGAACACCAAATAAACGCTATTCGCCACGCCATAGAACACGAGCGGTGTTTGCTGCTGTCGCCCACGGGCAGCGGTAAAAGCCTAATCATCTACTCGCTCATCCGCTACTATTTGGACAAGATTCCAAAGGATAAAAAGGTGCTGATTCTGGTGCCTACAGTATCATTGGTTGAGCAGATGTACTCTGATTTCGTGGACTACTCTTACGACAACAACTGGCGAGTCAATCAGAATTGCCACAAGATTCTTGCGGGACAAAGCAAGACCACAGACAAGCGTGTGGTCATTTCCACATGGCAAAGCGTGTTCAAGCAGACAGAAAAGTATTTCTCGCAGTTTGGTGCGGTGATTGGTGACGAGGCTCACTTGTTCAAAGCCAAGTCTCTTACTTCCATTATGACTAAACTAAAGGTTTGCCCGTTCCGTGTAGGCACCACAGGCACACTAGATGGCACACAGACACACCGCCTTGTGCTTGAGGGGCTGTTTGGTCGTGCGTATGAAGTCACCAAGACCAAAGACCTCATGGACAAGAAAATTTTGAGCGATCTAAAAATTGATTGCCTTGTTCTGAACTATCCACCCGAAGATCGTCAAGCGGTAAAGCGAGCAAAATATCAAGACGAGATCAAGTGGATCATTTCGTCTCCACGCCGCAACGCTTTTATTGCAGATATGTGTCAGCGACTAAAAGGCAACACGCTGGTATTATTTCAATTTGTTGAAGGACACGGTGCAGAACTACATAAGTTAGTGAGCGAGCGTGTAGGCTCCACTCGTAAAGTGTTCTTTGTATACGGAGGAACTGAAGCGGGCGAGCGAGAAGAGATACGCAAGATTGTGGAACAGGAGTCAGACGCAGTAATTGTGGCATCCTATGGAACATTCAGCACAGGCATCTCCATACGCAGACTCAACAATATTGTGTTTGCTTCTCCCTCAAAGTCCCGAATACGAGTATTGCAGAGCATTGGCAGGCAGTTACGAGTCTCCGAACACAAGTCCACTGCTAGACTATTTGATATCGGGGATGACCTTTCTTGGAAATCGTGGGTAAACCACACAATGCGGCACATGGACGAGCGTTTAAAGATTTACGAGTCAGAAGGGTTTACGCATAAGGTAGTCAAGATAGACATAGGAGGCAACAAGACATGAGAAAAAATAAGTCTAAACTCCGAGTCTTCAAACTGCGTAGCGGTGAAGAAATTATTGCCAAGATTGCTGCCCGTCCTCGTGGCAAGTTCACGCTGGAACGCCCCATGAAAATCAACTATTCTGTGGTGGCTGATCCGTTTACTGGACTAAAAAAGAGTGTGCTATATTTCACAGATTGGCTTGGTGGTGCTGTGGAGTTCAAGGTGGATATTCCACGAACATTTGTGCTGCTTGAACTAACCCCAGACCCTGACATGGAGAAACTGTATTCCACCCAATCAGACGCACAAGACCAATTCAAGGCTAGCGGAACAGGTGGAATTGAACCTGATGTTGATCCGTCTCTGCTACAGCCAACTGATGAAGAACTAAAGAAATTGGATGCCCTGTTGGAGTCTATGGGCATACCCAAACTAGACGAAGACACCAAGAAGTCATTTCCAGAAGACGCAAACGCACCAAAGCCACCTCCAAAATTTCCTCCTGCTCCTCCGTTTCCGTCTTTCTTCCCACCCAAGCAAAAGGGAATCCTGTTTAGTTTTTCCGTTCCTAACGAGATGATTAACGAGTGGATAGAGAACGGTATCCTTGATTATCTAAAAGAGTGCATGGAAGACTTCATGGACATTGAAATGATGGACTCCATGATGAAGCCCAAGAAAAAGAAACCTGCTGTTCCCAAGAAGCAGAAGCCGTCTAAAGGCAAGGGCGAATGGAATCCACCCACCGATGATCGCTCCAAGAGTTCTGACTACGGCAACAAGATTGATGACTGGTCGCCATTTTTGAAAGACTACATGTCAGGACTCACTGGAGAAAACCAGCAAGACGGTGCTTGACAAACCGTGAGGATGTGATACTATTCGCCATGAAAGGACACTATGGGCAAGAAAACCGATCACTATATTGATAACAAACGATTTTTTGAAGAGATGAAGGCGTGGAAGGCTCTTGTGAACGCTGCCAACAAGCAAGGCAAGCCGCATCCGCCCGTCACTTCGTATATTGGCGAGTGCTTTATGGCAATTGCTGATCGGCTGTCCCGCAAGCCCAACTTTATCAACTACCCGTATCGTGACGAGATGATCTCGGACGGAATTGAAAATTGCCTGCTGTACGCATACAACTTTAATCCACGCAAGTCCAAGAATCCGTTTTCGTATTTTACACAGATCATCTACTACGCTTTTCTCCGAAGAATATCCAAGGAGAAGAAGCAAGCGTACATTAAACTCAAGAAGATAGAGAATTCTGATGTGGATTCGCATCTAAAGAAGTGGTTCCGCGAAAACTACTTGGGCGGCGAAGACAACAAGCCTTCGGTGCTGACCGAAACAGATATTCAGAACTTTGAAAAGAAGAACGAGCCAGAAGCAGCAAAAGCAGAGAAGCCCAAGAAAAAGAAAAAGGTGAAGGGCAAGAAGTGAAAAATAGTCTTTTTTACCCACTTTGGGGCAAGAAACGACATACATAATAGTATGTTCAAAGTATATTTGATAGAAAATGAAATAAACAGTAAAAAGTATGTTGGATATACAAAAAATCCACTACAAAAAAGATTCTATCAACACACAAAATCTCAAAAACCAATAGGAAAAGCAATACGCCTACACGGAAAAGAAAAATTCAAAATAACATTATTGTGTGAGTGTTTGGATAAACCTACTGCTCTTGAAATGGAGAAGCAGTTCATACTTCAATACAGTTCATATGGAAATGGATACAATTGTTCTGCTGGGGGCGAAACTGCTCCGCCTATTAAAGACAATAGTGTTTATAAGACTAAAAAATTTGTAGACAAAGTTAGAAAAAATGCCATTGAACAGCACTCAAATCCAACAACTAAACAGACACACATAGATGGTATAAAAAATTTTTGGAAGAACATATCAGAAGATCAGAGAAAATTAAGAGCAGAAATTTCTATAAGAAATGGTAGAAAAAGTAAAGTAGCGTGGAATAAAGGAAAAAAGTTTCCAAACAGCGGACTAAAAGGTGAAAAAAATCCTATGTCAAAACATTATGCTGTTTGGTATCCAAACGATTCATATGAGATTATATTTTGTTTAAAGAAGTTCTGTAAAGAAAATGGTCTTTGTTATCGTAATGCTCAATATGTGGTTGATGGCAAACAACGACATCATAAAGGGTTTAGATTTGCCAGATTGGAGAAATCATAAATGAAACTTCCTATCATTTGTGATACTCACTTTTGGTGCTCGTAACGACTCTCCTGTATTCATGGAGCATTTCATGCGGTTCTTTGACCGCGTGTTTTTCCCGTGGGTAGAGACGCATCAGCCGTCTGCCATCCTGCACCTTGGCGACTTTTTGGATCGCCGCAAGTTTGTGAATTTCTCCACCCTGAATGCGGTGCGTGAGGGATTCGTGAAGCGGTTGGAAAAGACAGGTGCACAATTCCATGTGCTGCTTGGCAACCACGATATTTTTTACAAAAACACTAGCAGCGTGAACTCGCTGCGGGAACTGTTTTCAGATCGGTTCGTGGTGTACGAAAAGCCGCAGGTTGTGGAATTTGATCGCAGACCACTAGCCCTGCTGCCGTGGATCAACAAGGAAAACGAAGCCGAAGCCATAGACTTTATCAAGACTGCACCCACAGATATTCTGTGTGGGCACTTGGAACTGCACGGGTTCAATGTGCTAAAGAACACCCCGTTTGATGGCGGCATGAACCCTGACCTGTTCAAGCGGTACTCTGCTGTGTATACGGGACATTTCCATTGCCGTCACAGCAGAGACAATGTGCACTACTTGGGATGCCCTTACCAAATCACCATGAACGATTACGGTGACAAGAAGGGGTTCCATGTTCTAGACACCGATACGGGTGAGTTGGAATTCATTCCTAATCCGTACACCATCTTTACCCAACTCCGATACAACGACTCTGACGCTGATCCTGCCACACCAATCACGGTGGAAGAAGGCAGGGTGCGTGGCAAGTTTGTTCGCGTGGTTGTGGAAACCAAGACCAAGCCGTATCTGTTTGAGAAGTTTGTGGACTCGTTGTACTCACACCAACCGCAAACCGTAACTATTATTGAAGACTTGGCTCCTGAAACAGCAGCCGATGAAAAGGTGGACTTGACAGAAGATACCATTACGATTATAAATCGTGAGATTGACGGGCTACAAAATGTGGACGGGGCACGGCTCAAAACCCTGCTTCGTGAACTGTACGCTGAAACACAGGCACTAGAGAACACTAAACAGCAATGATTCAGTTTACAAAAATTCGTTGGAAGAACCTGTTGAGCACAGGCAACACATTCACAGAAGTAAAGTTGGACAAGCATCCCACCACGCTGATCTGTGGTGAGAACGGTGCAGGCAAGACCACCCTGTTGGATGCCTTGACCTTTGTGCTTTACGGAAAGCCGTATCGTGGCATCAACCTGCCACAACTAGTGAACTCTATCAACGGCAAGGACTGCTTGGTAGAGATTGAGTTTGCCGTGAATGGCAACTCGTACAAGGTGGTTCGTGGGCTGTCTCCCAAAGTGTTCACAATGGAACTCAACGGCAAGCCTGTGGAACAGACGGCTAACGCCAAGGACTACCAAGCCATTCTTGAGACTCAAGTGCTAAAGATGAACTACAAGACTTTCTGTCAGGTAGTGATTCTTGGCTCCACCAACTATGTGCCGTTCATGCGTTTACCCGCAGGCGACCGCCGTGGCATCGTGGAGAACCTGTTGGATATTGATGTGTTCTCCAAGATGAACGATGTGCTGAAGTCGCGGCTACAGGACGCAAAGGAAACCCTGCGGGGTGTGGAAAGTGAAATATCCACGCTGAAACTCAAGAGCGAACACAAGAGGGACTTGATCTCAAAAATTGAGCAGAAGTCAGACTCGCAACTACAGTCGTACCGCACACAAGAAACCGAAGAACAAAACGCGATGGATGCACTCTTACAGAAGCGTGACGAACTGCAAGCAGAGATTGTGTCCATGACTGCTGACGCTGCTGCCATAGAAGCCAAGCGGGAATCCCTGAACCAGTACACTGCTCTCAAGAAGCAGATGAGCAGCGGCATCAAGAAAGCACAGGAAGAAAGCGAGTTCTACCGCAAGAACGAAGACTGCCCTGTGTGCAAGCACGATCTGCCCCAATCGTTTCGTGATGACATGATTTCCAAGAAGCAGGCTCGTCAGACCGAACTAGAAGCAGCCATTGCCAAACTTGAAGACCTTATCACCAAAGAACGGGCACAACTAGACGGGCTGCTGCGTGAGTCGCAGAACGCGAGTGCCAAGCAGACCGAAGTTGCCAAGACTGATTCTGCTATTGCTTCGTCCAAGAAGTACATCAAGCAGTTGCGTGATCTGCAAGCCAAGACCCAAAGCGAACGGGACAGTATTGCTGCCGAGCGTGTAGCCCTTGACGGCATCCACGAGCAGCAGAACCAAAAGGAAGACGAGCGTAAGAGCGTGGTGGAAGACATCCACACAATGGAGATTGCCACCGTGCTGCTCAAGGACAGCGGCATCAAGCGAAAGATTATCAAGAAATACATTCCTGCCCTAAACAAAATCATCAACAAGTACTTGGTGTCTATGGACTTTTTTGCACAGTTTACCCTGAACGAAGACTTTGCAGAAATCATCAAGAGCCGCCACCGCGACGAATTCTCCTACGAAAACTTTAGTGAGGGCGAGAAACTACGAATAGATGTGTCGCTCCTGTTGGCGTGGCGAGACATTGCCAAAATGAAGAATTCAGCCAACACCAATCTGCTTATTTTGGATGAAGTATTTGATTCGTCTTTGGACGGTGTGGGAACTGAAGAAGTCATAAAGATTCTGCAAAATATGGGTGCAGCAAATAATGTATTCGTAATTAGCCACAAATCTGACCAACTGCTTGACAAGTTTGCCAACATACTTACATTCAAGAAGGTGAACAACTTTAGTAGACTATGCACACCATGAGCAAGAAACTATCCAAGGAACGAGTGCAGCGAATCCTGAACGGCGGAGACGAGCCGCTGTTCACTCCTGAAGACTTTGCAAGCGACGAAGCCCGTGCCAAGGCATTGGATCGTGGCATGTACTTCTACAGGCAGTCCTTCTCCCCGTCTGATGCACGGGAGTGGATCAGCGAGTGGTTTGCTGCCAAGGGACGAAAGGACGATGCCAAACTGGTGTCCCGCGTGTCCAAGGGAACCCTACGCTTGGTGTGCCCGTATTGCCGAATGGAAACTCGTGGATTCCAATGGACACCCGAGCAGGCAGACACAATTCAAAAATACATTGCTGACCTGCTGACAGAAGCCCGTGCAGCGGTTCCCACAGATACCGATGCCCCCAATATTCAAGAGCGGCTTCGTGCCAAGGCAGACGATACCCTTTCTGAACTAGAACCGCTGATTGACCAAGCGTTCACAGAGGCATCCAGCAAGCGGTATAAGCCTGTTATAGCCCCGTGGATCGCTTCCAAGACCATGACCCGCCCAACGGCACTCATTGTGAAGGAACGCCTGCAAACTGTGGTGCAGGAAATGCAAGCAGCGTATTCCAAGACCGATCCTGACCTGTGCGAAGGGTATTCATATTTGAAAAGACCTGTGCAGAAGCGGCTGATTGAAATATTTCAGGAAGCGGTGGGTGCTGTGGATTCAAAAATCGGTGGCATGAGCACTACCCGTAAACCACGCAAGCCACGCAAAGCCAATCCTGAAAAATTGGTGAAGCGTTTAAAGTATTGCCAAAAGGCAGACAACGGCTTGCAGTCGGTTGATCCGCGTGGTATTATTGGTGCTCAAGGACTGCTCGTGTTCAACACCAAGAACCACAAGGCTACAGTATTCGTTGCCGCTGAACCCAAAGCAGGGTTGAGTGTCAAGG